TTGCAATTAATCCCTCTTCATTAAAATTAGGGTTATCTGGATCAAGTGCAGTCTTACCAGCTGTTATACTGGCTGTCATTTCATAGTGTTGTGCGCCTATATTAGTGCTAGGATATATTTTAAACTCTATTAATTTGAATCCATAATCACCTTTATGCCCTCCAAAGTTGATTATGTGTGTTAAGCCATGCCCTGTTTGTCCTCTTATTATAAATTCTTTCATGTTATATTCTCCTCATTAAAAGCATCAATTTACGCTTTAGTCCGCTTTTTGGTACTGTTTTACCCCTAGTTACAGCACTCGCAGCCGCTACAACAACCTTAAAAGCCTTCTTTGGCGCATTGATTATGCCTTTTTTACCGTATGTCGTACTTGCTTTTATTGTATTCATCCCTTTAGAAACCATTTTATTAAACTTAGATTTCGTACGCTTTACTTTTTCTTCCCCTAAAGCTTGAAGGTTAAACAGTGCCATATCCAGGGAACGCCTGGTATCCGCGCCACTCTCTGCGGCTGCCTCAAGCAATTGTTGTCCTGGTTGTGTTTGTAAAGCTCCTAACCCGAGAGCGGTACCCGCTAGATATGGATTAACTGCTAGTGGTAAAGCTGATCTTGCGATACTAGCAGCGGGTGTAACTGCCAGTCTTAACGCAGCTGGTAGTATTTTTTTAACTATTTGTACAGCAGCTTTACGGCTGTATTTGTTCATTTTACCTCCAGTAAGGAAGTCCAGACCTTTGTCTAGTGCGAGAGCTGATACCATTATCTCGAGTTCACGTTTAGTGAACTGAGACGGTTTGTATCGAACCATTATTAGTTAGCGGTGAGACTTACCAATAATTCCTGAATACGTGTTAAGCTTAATCGTTCTGTGTGGACTTCAAATAAGAATCCGACGTCTAATTCACCTGCCCATGGGGACCCTGTGGCGATGCCGCAGGAAATTTGATTAGTCGGTATGATAAATCCGTTTTTATATGTGGTAGGATTGAGTGCATCTGTCTGTACCATCATGGACATAACAGCGGTTGCGCTGTTAGCTGCATAGACATTAGAGCGTGCGAATAGCGAATTATTCTGCATTTCTACGAGTGATGTTTGGATCTCACTACTGGCTTGAGCGCCCATTTGTTTAGAAACAGCGCCTGTTCCTATGTCTCCAGGTATAATTGGGCCTTGTCCATCAGTAGAATAAGTAATATATGCATTATCCACGACAAGCACACGGCCACGCGGCACGTCTACATAACCTGTGATGTCTATTGAATTCTCAACATAGTCAGTTCCTGAGCTTGTTAATGTGGTTCTTAAAAAGAACGTATCTTTAGTTGCCATAGGTATACAACCTAGAGTTGTTAACTTAAGGTTTATGGCTAATTAAAGTCTTTCTGATTATATAATCTTTACATCTCTTTAACTACCTCGCCAATCCTCCTCTCTTATGGAGAAAAGACGATTTGGACCAAAGTCCACAATGAAAAAGATTCCCAATAATGGGAAAGCGACAGTAAACTTTTTGAGTTTACCGAAACCAGTAATATCAAACTTTGTAACGGGTTATGATATTGAAGGTAATGAAGACGACAAGGGAAAAGCTAAATGGGAAATGGATATAGAACTATTAGAACATCCTACTATGGAAGTTTTAGGTTTAATGGCTTGGCAAACTGTTGCTATAGTAATTAGACAAGAGATATATGGCTTAGTTCTCGAAGCTGGGACACGAAAACCCCTACTAAACGAACTTCTAAAGGACTTAGGAAGCAATAATTGGGAGATCCAAGTAGACGAAAGGGGATTGGTTAATCTACAAGAATTGTAAATGACTGACTACTCAACGTTTCCTTATAATTGTGAAGAGTGCCATCATTTATTCAAGTGTCGCTATCATGAATTATACGATCAACACGAACAAATAATTGAAGTGCTTTACAAAATTTTCGAGGTGATAGATAACTAAGCTCTTCTGCTAAATTGTAAAGAAAAGAGAATTAACGATTAGGGAAGTAGAGGGGTGGAAAAGATTAAAGAGCCCCTCTAAGACCCGCTAAGCCTATCTTATTCGTCGAATATACTGAACTGTCTGTAGTTAGTTAATGCAGCTTCTGTAGATGATAACTTAACTGGGAAAAACTTGCACTGCCAGTTAACTGGATCTCCATTAATATTTTTAACCAGGAGTAATAAATCTTGAGTAATTATAAATGTATTATTAATTACATAAGATTCACTGTGAGGATATGCTTCGCCAGCGTTATCACCAATTACTGCATTTGCAATTAATCCCTCTTCATTAAAATTAGGGTTATCTGGATCAAGTGCAGTCTTACCAGCTGTTATACTGGCTGTCATTTCATAGTGTTGTGCGCCTATATTAGTGCTAGGATATATTTTAAACTC